CTCATAATATTATAATTTATTTTCTCTATTTATTAATTTTTTAAAAGGTAAAAAATAATCTTCAAAGTTATTAATTATTTTATTACCAAACCCATCTTTTTTAATATATTTATAAACATTTTTTATATCTCTACCTTCTGGGTCAATCGGTAGTGTTATTAAATTATTAACCATCTCAATAGCTTCTTCAGTCATCAATGGTTTTTTTAGGTTTACAAGTCTATCATTTATTTCAAATAACTTATCACCTTGAATTCCATCCGTAACACCATTACTTATATTATCCAATATTTGTAAAGGTTTTTTCTTATTATTTATCCTTTCATTTTGCAATAATTTAGATTTATTAATAACTTCTTCAATTGTAACTTTTCTTTCAGTAACTTCAGGAAAATGCTGTATCAATGTATCTTCACCCAATCTTTTAACTCCTTTGATTGAATCTGAGTTGTCCCCACATAATACTTTAATAAGGCTAGCATTTTCATAATGATACTTAAAATTTTCATTAAAATTATCTTTAGTAATATATTTTTTCAAGTCACACATGTATATTCTAATATCATCGTCAACTAATTGACAGTAATCTCTATCACTTGTAACTATTGTTAATTTATCACCAATAGATTTATTGTTACAAATATAAGCAATAAAATCGTCTGCTTCAACAATTTCATCTTCTAATTGTCTAATAAATAATTCTTCTAAATATTGTTTGATTCTATATCGCTGATACACTTCACTTTCGTCTTGCGATGAAGTTCCATTAATAAAGTCCTTTCCTCTACTTATTTTGTAATTTTTATAGATTTCGTACCTAAGTTTACCACTAAGTGTACCATCCCAGAACACAAATACCTTGTGATATAGGTCATCTAATAATAATTTTCTTAGTACTGTTAAGAATTGATAAATACCACCGATATGTTCTCCTTTATCATTGTATTCATCTTTAGCACCTAGTAAGGACCTTTTAAATAAACTGGAACCATCAACTAATAATAGATGTTGATGGGTTTCCAATTTATTTTTTTGACCATTTCTTGGAGGTCTTTTGTTTAGCATTTAGCTATATTTTAAATGATTAATAACTATTCTCCTAAGTCTTCTTTACTTAATTTAGTTTCTTCAACTTCAATAGTAAAGTCATCCATTGTTGTATTTAAATGTTTAAGGATATATTCTTTATTTTGTTTTTTATATCCTTCCATATCTTCTGGATTCCAATAACCATGTGGTGTAGAAACAATCATACCAACTTCTTCAATTCCGTTAATTTGATTCTTATCACATTTAACTTTTGTTTTGGTTGCGTATTGATAGCGTTTTCCGCCACTTGTAGCCCATAACTTCTCTGTGGAATGGCTAAGTGTACCACCGAAGTGAATAATGATTCTAGGGGAATAATAGAAAGCTTCACCACCTTTATGTTTGATAACTTTGTTTTCATTATCCAACCATATTTTTTGAACAACAGCAAAACTATTTGTATATTTTTTACCTTCTCTTCTTGATGCTGGAATTCTATGATTAACTAATGACTTAAATGCAGTTTCCATTGAACCAGCATTCCATTGATTATTGTTTGATTTAGACATAACTGATTTAAAACCATTTAATGAACCAACTGAATCCCATAAGAACAATAAATCCCTATCTAAATCACCAGCTTCTTGCATATCTAGTAAATCACCCATTAATTTAGCAACATCTTCAATAATAGGTTCACCTCGTAATCTTTTTGTACCTTCTTTACCAGTTGAATAATCAAAATTACCATATTTTTGTAATAAATCATCACCGTTAATGAAAATGAAATCACCATCATAGTCAATAACTTCACCAGTTTCTTCATCTACAATTTCATCATACTGAACTCCGATGTTTCTAGCATGTTCCCAGTTCCAGTTACCTTCAGTTTCAATAATAACTGGTAAATCACCAATTTTTTGAGCACCAACTACAGCTTCATATATCGCAGTTGATTTACCTGTGTTTGAAAAACCTCTGAATGACGTGAAATACCCTCTAGCAATTCCAGGTATTTTTAATGCATCATGAAATGCATCTGATAACGGAACCCAAGTTAATTCTTTCTCTTTAACAACATTTCCGAATCCATTATTTTTCTTAAATTCTTTTAAATTGAAATGTTTTTTTTCAATACTTTTTTTTGCTGGTACTGTTTTTTTTGACATATGTATTTTATTTATTTATTTTTAAAATAAATGGCCACTTAGTGTGGCCATTTTATACTATAAATTAGAAAGGTAAGTCATCATCTTCTTCATCATCATCAAAAGATGTTACTTCTTCCTCTTCTTCAACTTCAACTACTTTAGCTTTAGGTTTTGCTTTAGTAGTATTAGTTTTTGTTAAGTCTTTAGGTTCTTCAGTAATCTCTGGTAAACTATAATTTTCAGTATGTGTTTCAGTTGAGTTACCATCAGTGTCTTTAGCTACCCATTTTTCTTGTGCTTTATCCCACATAGGTACATAACCTTGTACGATTAATGCTAAATACTCATAAGTCTTAATAGAATATACATCTTTCCATGTTTTAGTGTTGTTATTATCTAACCACTCTTCCATTAATACTTCATCGTTTGTTAATGGTGTTGATTCTAATGCATATCCAATAGTTGTTGCTTTACCGTTTTTCATCTTCATTCCCACTAGCTAATAATAATTCTCTAGATTCACAGAAAGGACAATCTTCGTCTTTTTCATGTTTTAAACAAGCAAATGTACTCCATTTACCATCCACTTTTTTCTCATGACCAAACATGAATTGAAAAGAAGTTTTTTCACCTTCAGATGGAGGTAAAATTCTAAATCTTTTCTTTAATGTTTTAACACCTTTTGGTAGTGATGTGTTAAAGTAGTTTTTTAAATCATACTTTTTCTCACTGCTTTTAGTTCCAACTGAAATTGATTGTTGGTACTGTTTCATCATTTCTTCATAGACACCCATGTTCTCTTGATTTTAATTGTTAATAAATTTAATAATATACACTAATATAATAATAAAACAACAAATAGTCAAGCACTTATGACCAATAATTTATCTTATTATCAAATTACATTTACAAAATTATACATTTAAATTAGATAAAACAACTTTTTTAATAAAAAAAAAGAGCTAATTTTAAAATTAGCTCTTAATCAGAATATTAATATATTTAAATTTCTTCTTCTTCATATGGATTGTCTTCAAAACTATCTTTAATTTTATTGTCATCCATGTCTTCGATATCTTTATTGGTTAAAACATAATTACCTTCTTCATCTTTAGTTTCTTCATCTTCCATTCCAGTATCATAAGGTGAATCCTTATGGTCTGCCCAGAATTGAGATAATGTAATATTATAAGGATAAGAATCCATTGAACGTAATTTTACTTGTTCATCTGGTGTTGGCATTCTTTTTTCTAACTCCTTTTCTAATGTGTCTATTTTATTTGAAATTTGACTCATAGACTCTAATTTACCTTGTAGAGTATCAACCATACTTAATAATCTTTCAACATTAGAATTTGCATTATCTGCTGATTGCTTAGCTTCTTTAGTACCATTAACCAATTCGGTAACATCCAATTCTACTTCACCATCACTTGTGTCATCACCAGTTGCTAATTCATCATCTACTGGCATTTCATTATCAACTGGATTATCATCGACTGGTTGTGTATCTAAATCTTCTTGGTTAGAATCATCAGGATTAAATTCTTCTGGAGATGGAATACCACCATCATCAGGATTATTATCATTTTCTGGAGTTTCATTAGGAATTTCTTCTTCGTCTTCTTCTTCTAAACTACCATAAATTAATTTATCTTTATCTGGGTCAAGATTTTCTGAATGAAATGAAAATGATTCATCAATTTTATCTTTATAGAAATCATAATTTAATAGATTATGAAATCTTTTAATTTCTTCATTTAATAATTGTTTATTTTTTTTCATAAAAAAATTATATTAATAATTGTCTACCGTCTTCAGTAATTATTTTTTTATTAATTCTTTCAACCAATTCTTTTGGTTCTTTAATCTTACAATCGTTTTCGTTACATTCTGTGTTATTTAAAAACTCATCAAGATTATTTTCTAAATTTTTATTTTTTTCAGTATTCATAATCTAAGTTATTTGATAATAAATT